CCCCGCCGGTATCAACACCCATGGCGAGAATCGGCATACGCCGCCCGCTGCCGTCGCCTAGCTTGTAGGTGCGCTTTAGCACGTCGCGGGTCAGCAAATCCCAATCCTCGGGTTGGGTCATGGGGTTAATCTGCCGGGGTGGCTGGTCACCGTCGGGGCCGCGATCCTCTTTGATGTTGAAGCGGTCCACTAGCCACGTTTCGCGGTTCGGCCCCCAGCCATGCACCTGCACCACGAACCGGCGGTTTTTGCCGCCCTGCACGTCTACCGCTGCTGTGAGGAAACGCACCCCGTGGGGCACGGTGCGATGCTGGTAGGCTTCGCCCCGGTCTTTCAGGCGCTGGCCTGAGCGCTTTTCCCCCGGTGTGCGGTTAACGTAGGGGCGGCCCCAGTCAACGTTGGTGACTGACTGCAAATCCTTTTGGTTGCCGGTGGCTTGGAATGTCTCTTCGGCAGCGCGTAGCTTGCTCACCAGCGATTGCCATGTTTGATCCGATGCCGCCGGACCTTCCATCCAGAATGACGCAATGCGCGTTTCACGCGGGGTGCCTATCAGCTCGCCCTCTAACGTCAGCTCGCAGCCCTCGGGCACCCATCGGCCACGCTGGTTAAGCTCTCGCTTAACTCGCTGGTCTACCTCAACGGCACAATGCGGGCAAAATACGCAGCCGCTCGTCATGCTGAAATTCTCTTGGATCGGCTGAAACCAGCGGCGGCAGCCGCTTTCTGGACACTGCCAGTACAAACGGCGGCGGTCGCCTTGGTTGTAGAGATCCAGTATGCCGGTGGTGGGCGGTGCCCGGTGCGGCTCGTCGTCCGGCTGCTGCCAATCGGCATCTAAGACTGGCCTACCGGGGGAACTCTCCACCAGCGTCATGCCGGTGCTACCAAAGGTTTGGGTACGCTTGCTAGCAAGCACCCAGCCGGAACCCTCACCGCCTACGTTTTCCGTCATGCGGTCGTAGTCGGTCAGCAGCACAAATTGATAATCAGACGATGCAAAGACGTTCTTCGATGGGTGCTTAATCGCCAGCATGTTGCCAGCACGAAAGATGATGTCGTGAACGTTGTTGTCGTGGCCTCGCGGGCTTAACCGCTTGGTAATTTCGGGCGAGGCGTTGAAGCTACGGCGCAAGCGCTTTTTGCTGTACTCCGCTGCCTTGGCTTCGGTAATTTGTACGACCAGCCCATCACCAGGGTCGTTGATGATCTTGTAGCAAATGAAGCCATCGACTAAGCCGATGGTTTTACCTGTTCGTGCCGGGCCTACAAAAATCACCGCGTCATATTTGCGGGAGCCCATGCAGTCCATGGGCTCGATCATGTAGGGGGTTTTGTCGGGCTTCCAAAGCGTTTTGGTGCCGTTGCCGTGTACGACATACATCGACTCGGCCACCGCCTCGCTCACACGTACCCGGCGCGGCGGGCGTAACAGCGTGGCTATGTCATGGCGAATAGCGGCAGCGTTAGCGGTGTTAGCCATTGTCTGGGCTCTCCATATCCGCTGTTGCCGCTTGGTACATCTGCTCGCGTAACGCGTCGATCACGTGTTGCACGCGCTCGATGGCGTCAGGGTCTAGCCCGGCGTCACGCTCCAACGCGTCGGGCAATGAATCCAGGCCCGCCGCCACCGTCTTGGCCAGGGTGCTTAACTCGCGGGCAAACTCATGTGCCGGTATCAGCTGCTTGATGGCCACCTCAAATTTCAGGCGCTCGTTTTCCGACTGATACCAAGCCTTACGCGCATCGGGGAACTGGTCTAAATCCAGCCCGCCCGCTACCTGCGTCTTTTCCCCGAACAGCGCCGGGCCAACGTCAGAAAGCGCATACGTGGGGTTTCCTCGACGCGTCCCGGCGGGCATGACGCCGCTCTCTTGCAACCGTTTAGCCACCGTACGGCGGTCTAATCCGAACGCTTGGCCAATCCTGCTCACCGACCAGTTATAGGCATCTTTGCTCTCGACCACTTCACCCATAGATGCCCACCTCTTGCGGCGCTGATAACCCCCGCTCAGCTGTACATGATTCGATTAAAAACAAGCTGCTCGATGTACAACTTGCACAGTTAACGCGCTGAGCAACCACGCGGGATTAACCCCACCTGCGGTGGTACATCCTGAAAACCCGAAAATTTCCCGAAATCCGGGACTGCCTGTCCCCGTGGTCTGGTCATCACTTGCCGGGAAGGACCCGCGTTTTTTTTGCACCGCGTTGGTGCATTATTCGGCCTGTCGATTGCGGAATATCAAAGCCACGGCGCGGCGGTCGGCGTTGAAGCGGATGCGCAGAGCTTCGTAGTCGGCTAGCAGCTGCAGCAGGTCGCGGTTAGTGTGGATCTCTCTAACGGGTGCGGGGCGCGGGTCAGTCAGGAACCACGGCAGCGCTTGGGGTCTCGGCTCCGCTGGTGTCGGGACGGGTGAGGCGGCGCACCCAATCAGCAACGCCGATAGGCACAGGCTGGCCAGCCCACGCCCTAGAATCTGAATCCGCATCGTTCACCCCCATGGCTTCGGCCTGGGCGCGCAGTCGGTCGATGCGCTGCGCGCCGTCGTTTAATTCACGTTCGCGCACATCCAACGCTTCAACCAACCGCCGGTTATGCTCCACCTGCACCGCTAACGTCGCGGCGGCAATGTCGAGCGCGGCTTGTGTTTTCGCGTGCTGCTGCTGGGCCTGCTCTAACTCAGCCTGTAACCCATTGAGTCGCCACATCAAACCAATGCCAACGACCAGAGCCGCCACCAGCGCCCACGGAATCAGCTTCGTTAGCAGCCTGCTCAGCATCCCGAACCCCCTCTAAACACACCTCATGTTCGACCGCGCGGCGTCTCACCAGCCCACGCAAGCGCTGCCCCCCGGCATGCACCCACCGGGGCAGCTCATTACAGGCGGCCTCTAACTGCCCCGCATTCGCCAACCGGGCCAACGTCGAACGCTGCAGGTTGCCCGCGCCCACGTTGTAAGTGAACGACACGAACGCGGCTCGGGTATCATCGGGAAGGGGCACGGTAATGATGCGATCCACCGCGTTCAGCGCCTCGCGCATGTCCTGCTCTAGCAACGCGTCACACTCTGCCGGGGTGAGCGTTTGGCCTGGGGCTGCCGTGGCCGTGTGCCCGGTGCATACCGTCCACACGCCTACCGCGTCGCGGTAGCTCTCCAGTTTGGTGCCCTCGAACGGCACGATGATGCCCGCCGCTATCGCCATTACTGCGCCCACCCCGGCGCTAATCGCTCGTTTGTTAGCCATTGCGCCGACCCCGACGGTTGTCAAAATGCTTCCAAATATCGAACGCCAAGCGCAGCCCGACGAACACCAGACCGCCCACGCTCACCACATCAGCCGTCACCACGTGAACGCCTCCCATTTCAAACCATGGCGCATTCAGTAGCGACACCGCCTCACCGGGCGAGGGTGAAATATCCATGACGGCGGCCGCGCTGGCCTTGGACGTTTGCGATACAGCAGACACGCCACTACCGCCCACGTACGCGATCACGCGGCCAGCGTCGAATTTCATAAGCAATCACCAAATCGCAGGCATAAAAAAACCGCCCGGTAAGGGGCGGCATGCCTAAGGCAGAGACATTAAAGGGCTTGCTGTAGGGCTCTTAGGGAACGGAAAAACCCCACATGCCATAAACGATAGATTAAAGTGCCACTGGATGCAACACATAATGTGGACTTATCGCCTTTCGATTGTCACATGAATGCAAGAGCAACGATGCTAAACCAACCAATGGATACTCTTAACAGATAGGTTTGGCGATCAGGTCACCGCGCCTTGCCACCATTGGGCGTGTGGGCTGTTGTGATAAAACGACAATCTTGGTTCTGTCTCGGTCAGAAACACGTTAAAACCGCGCTCACGTAGCCACTTATGCCAACGCTCCAAGGCATCGAGAATCTGCCGCTCGGCGTAAGTGTGAATGTAGGTACGGTCGAGCTTCGATAGCGCATGGTTTAACAGCAGCTCACCGGCTAGATACTCCACCCCCAAATCGGCCCACGTTGTACGGGCGAGCTTTCGCAGGTCATGTGAATGCCACCGCGCACCGCTGGCACTCACCACCAGATCAAACACGGCTGAACGGGATAGCGGCTTACCCTTCGATGCACCAGGGAACAGATACACTCCCCGGTAACCGTTCGCCTGCTGATACGCCCGGTAGCGGGTTAGCAGCGTGACGGCCATGGGCGTTAATGGCATGCGATGCTGTCGTTTTGATTTAGTGTTCTCGGTGGGAATGGTCCACGTGCGCGCCTCAAGGTCGAACTGCCCCCACTTAGCCAACCGGGTTTCACTAATGCGGGTGCCAAACAGCAGCATTAACAACAGCAGGAAACACCCCGGCGGCTCGCACTTGCGCAGGTCGCTTATCAGATCGGGCACATCGGCAGCGGTCAGCGCCCCCGCTTTAGCCGGGGTTTTCGCGTCGATGAAGTCCCCCACGTTCACCCCAGCGAAGGGGTCAGCATCCAACAGGTTCAGCTTGCGGGCTTGCTTAAACGCGGCTTTGATCACGCCAAATATCAAGCGAACGTAAGCAACGGAATAATGCTCTTGCAGCGGCCACACCAAACCACTGTCGATACATGCCGGGGTAATGCCCGCCAACGGCTGGGCACCGAAAAGGGGCAGCAAGTGCCGATTAACGGCGGTTTTGATCGATGATTTTCGAGTAGCGGATAAACGGCCATGGGAAGCCGAGCGGTCACGATACCAACACAGCAGGTCAGCCACGGTTTCCCACGCATCGACGCCCACCGGCCCCGCCGGGTCAAGCGCCAGCTTAGCCTCCAGCTCAGGCAAGCGCGCCAGCAAAGCGCGGGTCGTCAACTCCGGGTAATTGCCCACCCGGTGCCAATGGTCACGCCCACCCGCATAGCGCACCACGTACCAGCTTGCCCGCTCACGGCACGCGTGAAAGCGCACCCGCACCGGGTAGCGCGGGTCGCGTAACTGAGTAATTGAGGGGTCTTGTATGTGACGCTTGATAGCCGCGTCAGAGAGGGTAACAGCGAGGGTTTTGGGCATGGGCTCAAACTCCGAGACAGCAACGCCCCCGCTCGGGGGTCAATGCGCCGGGCTGAGCCGTTGCGTTATTGCGTTATATGACGCTAGCGTTATAGCGTTCTAATTAGTGATAGGGGTTACTCGATGCGCCGGAACGTAGCGAATGCGTGACTTATGCTCCATATCCCTCCAATTCCGGTCACCAAACACCTTTAGCTTTAAGCGACCATCCGGCATTTCCTTCAAGACGTGACAACGCATGTGATAACGTTTCACCCATCGGCAGCAGTGATAACACTCTAGTAAGTGAGTAGCGTTTTCAGATGTCAGCATTCTAGGCTCCTGACCGGAAAATCAAGGTATAAGGATTGCGTTATTTAACGTCAGCGTTACACCCTCAAGGCGGGCCGATAGCCTGCCCAATTAACCAGACAAGCAACGCCATACACGCAGCGACAACCCCGGAAAGAAAACCAGCAGCCAAAAAGCTTTCAGCACTCCAAAGCCAACCCGGCGGCGGATCTTTACTGACAAAGGCATAAAACAGCGCATACCACAGCGCCGCAAGCGCAGTGCGGGCAAAGTGCTTTTTCATAAGCCGTTACGCTCCCGCGTGCGATCTTTCAGCGCCTCTAACGCCCGCTCAATTCCTAGCAGCGCCTCAGCGTTGTAGCGGTTCGCATGCGGCCCATCTTGAAACCGTTCAAGGCGATCAGCACACACCGCCAGCACCGCCTCCAACGTCACGCCATTGGGGCCAACCTCTTGCGGGTTGCCGTCCTGAAAGCTGATACACCCCAAAACCTGGGCACCGCCAGTCATCAATTCGCACTCAGCGCCCACACCAATGATGTAATGGTTCTGGGCGCCTCCTGGGGAGTACGGCCCGTGAGCGATCACCGCTTGGCCCATGTCACCGCGACCGTTGCGGCTCACGGCATGCCCGGTCACTAACCGGGGCTGATTGAGACTAGGCATTAGCTGACACCTCCCGCTTATGCTCAATCGCCTTATTAGGGTCAGACGTTCGCCAGTCGGGCCAATCGCGCTGCTCATTCTTTGCCAGCTTACCGGCTAAAGCGCCAGCAATAGCGGCTGAACTATGGCCAGCGCGCCAAGCGCCATCGAAACCCAGCAGAACAATATCAATCCACTCGGAAATATCTTCCGGGGCAGCTGCCACCTCGTCTAACTCTTTCTTGATATGGTCACTGATACCCTCGACGCGGGCGCCGGGTCCAAAGGCTTTAATCGAGAAAGCCCGCTGCCTATCAAGATGCGCCACCAAGTCATAAGCAAATGAACTGGCAGGCACCGCCCATAGCTGAAACGGCCCATCTTCCGTATCGTGAATAGAAAGCAGCACAGCATTATCACTAGGCGGTGCTAGCTCCCAGCTTGCAAAAGTGTTTTTAAGATTCACGTACTCTTCAAAAGCGGGCGTCCCTTCATCAACAGTATTTTCAAACGAAACATGCTCCAACTTACAGCGGTGCGCCTTCTCGAAAAGGTCAATAAAGTATTTCGGGATGACCTCGCCATCACCAAGCGAGATACAAAACTGCTCCCACTCAGGGTGCGTAAAGCTACCATCCTTCTCTCTCACTACTTCAACGGCTTCTATCATGGCCGTAACTCCTACTGTCGGTTTTGAATAGCGCGCCAACGCTCATTGCCATTTGCTGCGTTATAGCGTGCTAGCGTTATTTAACGCTTACCACTCGATGCGCCCCAAAGCGGGCGATAACGCTTAGCTTTGCTGCCTTCCTAGTGGTGCTGGCAGGCACCACCATAGAAAACGTCTTAGGCTCTTTGCCTTCCAAAACGGTCACGCGAAATACCCGGTTAACCGCTTTGGAAGTCACAGCCCTAGTGCCTGCTCAACGTGCAAACGGGCCTTAGCTAAACGCCGCTTGTACGTCCTCACTCCCATTTCCAGCGCGTGCGCCTTTTGAAGCTGTCCAATGTTGCGATGATCGTAACCGCGCAGCTTGCGGCGGCTGACCACTGGTGCCACGCCCGCGTTGTACTCCAAGCGCAGCACATCGGCGGTCAACAGATCCTCACGCGCCAGCGCCACCACGGCATACTCTACGCGCTCCTCTAACGGGCAAGACTGCGCACCCATCGGCGGGGCACCGCCAGCGGTGGAACGGCTCAGCACGCCGCCGTTATCCATCAACAGCCCCAAAAGTGAGGTGCCCATCGCAGCGCCGCCGCCCTGCAGGCACCAGCGCGCCCAGCGCTCTAACAGATCATCCAGATCATTGGCCGCCCGACGCCCCACCGCTACGCCTCCACAATCGTCAGCGGGTAAAGCTCTTCGACCTGCCGCTTTTTGAGCTTGTACATATCGGTACGAACGCCTTTAACGTCGATCCATTCCACCGTGCCGTCAGCGCGGAACACGACAAAATCAATGATGTATTTCACCCCACCCGGCAGGGCGATAGGCACTTGCATCAGGAACATGGTCACGCGGTCGGCCTGCTGCTCGCTCAGCAGGTAAAGGTAGTAATTCGCCTCTTTTTTCGAGTCGAACGTATGGCCGTGAATGGTCACCTTTTTATTGTTGTACTTAGCCGCATCGGGCGGGCGGCGGCGCATGTTATGCCGTTGCATTGCGCGCCCCCAGCCAATCGTTAAACCGCTCCACCAGCGCCAGGTATTCGCGCCCGGCCTGCTCGTTTCCGTCTAACTCACGGCGGCTAAGCACCCCACACGCCAGCCGCACCTCTGCCGCTGCCGTGGCGGCATCGGGCACAATGCGCCCGGTGGTAGCCGTGAGATAGTCACGAAATAGCGGGTTATTGCACAGCATCGCCGCGCCCTTGGCGTATCGCATCAAGCCACCCCATACAGGTTTAAAGCCTTCACAGCCTGCTCTATCGACTCGCCAAAACGCTTGGTTCTAACGTACGTGTGGACGTTGTTATAGAGGCGGCGGTTTTCCTCGCTATGCCAGAAATTCGCCGGAACCTCTCGGCCCAAATCGCTCAGCTCGAAATCATAAAAGCGCTCTAACGCCTGCCCTTTACCAAACACGCCGTTATCAACGTCAACCGGGTATCCGGTGCCATCCCAAGGGTGAACAGCCCTAACCGCCTTAGCGCCAGTGAAGCGAACGCCGCTATCGCCCTGCGCCCCGACGTAGCTAACGATGTCGCCTAACTGAACGTACGGCTCACGCCCCATTGAAAGAGCGGGTACGCTAACGCCAGACGCAAACGCCGCGCCTAGCAGCTGCAGGAAACGGCGGCGGGTCAGCTCAAACATTACGCAACACCCCGCTTAGCCCACAGCTCAGACAGCGCCGCCTCACCATCAATAAAATGGCGGTGGCCATCCTTGGTGGCGGTGGCCAGCAGATCCCCGCGCACAATGGGCACCTCGTCGCTCGGCACGCCCTCCACATGCACCACGTGCCCGCCCAGCTTACGGATGCGGTCGGCCTCTACCCGATGCACCACGTGGGCCACCACCAAGCACTCCGCACCCTTGGCCGGGGTCGCGCTAATCATCCCCTCAAGGCGCTGCATGCGGCGGGCCACTTCCGTATGGGCACCAAACCGCTGCGCAGGCGCATCAACGTAAAGCGACACGCTGCAAATCTCCGCATCCCGCATTGCCCGCGCCACGCGCTCACGTGCCACGGCGTTAGCGCCAGCAATTCCTATTAGTAGCATTCCACTGCCTCTCTGATTTTTTGGGCGCGGTGCGCCTGCAACATGTCGTGCAAAACGATCACCGTGGCGGCATCGCCCTGCCCTATAGCCGCATCCACCGCCGCGCTCATTTCGCCCACGGTTACGCGGGAAACGCACCAGCGGGCGAAATAGCGCAGGTTATCGGGGTGGTTCGCCACGTGGGGCGGGTAGGCCAGATCATTGATAAACCACGCCGCCCACTGCTCGGCGCGGTGATAAAGGGTGTCGTCGGTGGGTGCCTGGGCAGGGTCTACACGTTCGAGCGTGGGGCAATGCACCGTGAGCGCTTCGCCATCGTCTTCAACGATCAACAAGCCCTGCTCCTGATAGAACGCCATAAACTCACTGGCGCTATCGTCGTCGGCTTCCATCAGGTCGCCCCACGCCACATAGGTTTTTTGTACCGGCCCGGTGGCGGCGGCCAGGGTTTCCAGCACCAGCAAATAGCGGGCATAGCCAATCAACCCATACTCAGCCGCCACGGTGGCCACGCCCTCGGCCTGCGCCAGCCCAGCAGGATGAACGAACCCGCTCACGCCACCACCTCACGCGCACTCATAGCGGCCACGTAAGGGGCATAGATGCCGTTGTAATCGACCTTTCCCGCCGCCACCTTCACAATGCGGCCAGCGGCTTTCGCGGTAGGGGCGCGGTCGAGGTAGTACCAGCTACGCACCGTGCGGTATTTCTCGCCCAGCAGCGCAGCGGCTACGTCCATGCCCCCCACGTCATCAATCCAACGGCTTAAATCCACGGCTAATAAACTCAATGACACATATTGTGGACAAACCTAGCGCAATTTAACCAACCTAACAACGGTTTTTCATCGTATCGGCCACAAAAAGTGTATTATTATTGAGATAACCGCTATCAAACTGTGGCGCAACCGCATACCCACGGACGGCAACCGCCGGGCAAAAAAGGGTTACACCATGCAAGAGAACATCACAGGCCAACGCTTACGCGAACTCAGGGCGCGGCGTGACATGAAAGCCATCGACGTCGCCAAAGCGCTAGGCATCCAGCGCACCCGCGTCAGCAACTGGGAAACCGGCATCCGCAACCCCCAGCGTGAAGAGCTGGTCAAGCTCGCCGCCCTACTCGATGTGAGCCCGGCTTACCTGATCGGCTGGATCAATGAAGAAATCTATTCCACACACCAGCCCATCGAGCAAAACACCCTGACGCTCAACAACGGCGAAAACGTCACGCTCGAAAGCGCCACGAGCGCTCACGCCTATAGCGAACAGTTTTTAGCCGCCCGCGACCTCAAAGCGCGCCAGCTCATGGCCCTAACGGTAGACGACGACGCCATGCACGACGTCGTATGCAAAGGCGACACTGTGCTGGTAGACATGCAGCGCAAGCGCAGCGGCGGGCGCGACCTCTTCGCCATGTTCGTCAACGGCAGCGTATGGGTACGCTGGATACGCCCCGAGCTGGATAACACTTTCACGGTCAGCGCCGAAGACAACACCCAATACCCGGACCAAACGTTGACCAAAGAACAGCTAGAAGCGCTTGATATTATTGGCAGAATCGCTCGGATCGAGCGCGACCGATAGCCCGCTAGGCGTAGCCAGCACCGCAACGGGTAACAAAAAAACAATCATTTTGTGACTTTTTAAATTGCTAGATGCCACTTTAAGTGTACACTTTACCCAACAAGTGAACATTTGAAGGTGTCGCATCATGGCCAACCATCTCCAAGCGCCCGCCCTTAGCGGCCTACCCTCGCTCTCCCATCAAGACCAAATCATTTTGCTGCTACGCCTGCCCCGCGCCCAAGCGGCAGGCATAGATGCCCTCGTTCAGCGCGGCGTAGACGAAGGCGAGCTAGCCCCCGACCAGCTCGAACACCTGGGCGTACTCACCGCCAACCTAGCCGCCGACCTCGAACAGCTCGCCGCTTTTTTAGATGAAATCGGCGTCACCAACGGTGGCCACCGTGGCTAACGGACAGCGCCAACCATGGCGCGACGACGACGCCCTAGCCCAACCCGGCCAAGCCCTCAGCGAGCAAGAGCTAGTCCACCTGCTCGCCCTCGCCAACGGCAACGCCCCCAGCGCCATCACCGCCATCAACGGCACCAGCCGCGCCCAACAGCAGCAGCTAGAAAGCAGCCTGCGCGCCAAGCTCGGCGCGTTCAGCAAAGCGCACATCATCACCCGCGCGTTCGTGCTGGGCGTCCTCATGCCCCGCGCCCTTTGCCTGCTGCTCGCCGCGCTTAGCATCAACGCCAGCCCCGGCGATCTTATGGCCACCCGCGCCCCGCGCCCCTCGCGTAGCCCCGTTAGCTCGATGCGCAACGTGCGCAGCCACCGCGCCATGTCAGACGCCACCGGGCTAACCGGCATCACCCTGCACGCCCACCACCCCAACGAGGCCGCGTAATGAAACCGCACACCCTCACAGGTCCACGGCGTCGGCACTGCCGCTGTCGCGTCTGTCACGGGCGGCAGGTCAAGGCCAAGCACCCGAACGACTACACCCGCCGCATTCGCTGCAAACACTGCGGGCGGTTCGACACCCTGGCGGTCGACAAATGGGCCGATAACCGGGGCTGGCGAAAGTACACGTGCTACTGCGATGGCTACCACTTCCCGCACCGCATCCGCTCGGAATTTTGTTTTGAAAACCCACACTACGGCGACCACGAAGCCCGCCGGTTAACCGCTTACGGGGTGATGGCATGAAAATCATGGATACCGACATCAACCGCGACTACTGGCGTAAGCTCGCCGCCCGCAACGGCATCAGCCGCGAACTATTTAGCGCCCGCGTCAAGCGCGGCCACAGCCTACGCCACGCCGCTACCGCGCCGCCTGCGCCCAAACACCGGCACGCGCTCGGCAAAACCAACCCGCTCAGCAAGCGACAAAAAAGCCTCGCCTACGGGCTGGATGAAGGCGCGCTCAGCCGCTACCGCCGCGACAACCCCGCCAGCACGCTCAGCGACCACGCCGCGCTGATCCTGCTACAAGCCCGCAAACATACCGTTCAAAAAACGCTGCGAGAACAGGCGATAGACGCCGGGCTAAGCCCCCAGCTGCTCTATAGCCGCCTCAGCAAACAATGGCCGCTCGAAAAAGCGCTCAGCACCCCGCCCATGCCCACCAGCCACGCGGCCCGCATCGGCGGAAAAGCCCGCGCCCAGCAAAAGCGCGAACGCTACCAGCAACGGCTCCAGCAGGCAGCGTTAAATAACGCTAGCACGCTATAACGCCACCAACTCAAACAGGAAGCCCCGCTATGTGGTTTACCAACATCACCGTTTACCAGCTCCACAACGCCCAAGCGATCGACGCCCTCACCCTGCACGACATGCTGCAGGCCGAGGCCGCCAAACCCCTGGGCGACGCCGACGCCCGCCGCCACGGCTGGACACCCCCAGCAGGCCGCGCCAGCAACGCCTATTTGCACGAAAGCCAAGGCCACCGCCTGCTCAGCATGCTCAAACAGCAACGCATGCTGCCACCCAAAGTGGTGAAAGCAGCGGTAGAGGAAAAGGTCGCGGAAGTAGAAGCCAACGAAGGCCGCAAGGTCACGCGCAAAGAGAAAACCGCGTTCAAAGAACAGATCACCGAAGAGCTACTGCCCCGCGCCTTCATCGATAGCGTGAAAGTAGACGCATGGTGGGATGTCGAAAAAAACCGCATCACCATCAACAGCGGCAGCCGCGCCCGCTGCGAAGAGCTGTTAGACCTGCTACGGGAAACCCTGGGCAGCCTAAAAGCCACCCCGCTCAGCACCCAAACGTTACCCATCCGCGCCATGACCGACTGGGTAGGCGACGCCAGCCAACGCCCCGCCAACCTGCAACTAGGCGACAAAGCCACGCTAAAAGCCAAAGGCGACGACGGCAAAATAGCCGCCACGCAAGTGGATCTCGACAGCGACGAAATACAGCAGCTACTCGAAAGCGGGCGGCAAGCCACCAACCTCGCCATCACCATCGATGACCGCGTGAGCGGCGTACTCACCGACACCCTACAGCTCAAAAGCCTGCGCTTTAGCGACCAGCTCATCGAGCAAGCCGACATGACCGAAACAAAGAGCGACGACGGCGACGACGCCATCGCCCGACTGGAAAGCGACTTTTTCCTCATGGCCCACGCCCTAAGCGACACGCTGGATAGCCTCGTTCACATGCTGGGCGGTGAAACCATGCGTGAAGTAGCTGCCGAAACCAGCACCCGCCCCGACGACAGCCACCCCAGCGAACAGATCGGCGGCTTTGAAAAAGAAGAGCCGTTATTGAAAGAGGCCATCGAACTAGCCAAAACGAACAACTGTGACACGTTCACGGTTACGAAATTGCAGCGGCATTTCAAAATTGCCTACGACCGTGCCCAGCAGCTGCAAGCGCTACTAGAAAACGCCAACCCTCGCGGGCTACCCAGCCCATGAACACCGCCATCAACTACCGCTGCTACAACCCCAAATGCGACCAGGGCAACGCCCCCGGCTGGATGCTAGGCGCTAACGCCATTTGCCCCAAGTGCGGCCACTGGCTCACGCGCCAGCCCAACGATAACGCCAGCGTTAAAAAACGCTAGCACGCTATAACGCAACCAACAGGAACCGACACCATGCACACCGCGATTATCAAAACCCTAGAAGAGCGCCAGCGCCAGATCCACGAAGAGGGGTTCACTGCCGAGCATGACGATAAGCACACAGGCGGCGAGCTTAGCGAAGCGGCAGGGGCTTATGCGCTTGTTACCTCCGACATGCTCAATGGCATTTTTCGCCGCACAAAACACGCATTAAGAGACTGGCCAAAAAGCTGGGACATTTCATGGTGCAAGCCAACCACCGACCCCCAGCGCAACATCATCAAAGCCATGGCCCTGCTTTCGGCAGAATACGACCGCATCGAGCGCGCCAAGACAGCCGCCGCGCCAGCGCCAGCGGAAGAACTGCGCTACTCCACAGACGACGAATGGCAAAGCCACATCTATGACGACCTAAACGAATTAATTGAGGACCGTGAGCGAGAAGAGGGAGACGTTGTTTATCGAGGCGTAAAGCGCTGGGACACCGCGACAGACTACACCGTTAACCTGCATGAATCGGTGATTGAAGGGATGCAGCTGCAAGCCGAAGACGAAGCAGGCGAAGCGGGCGAAGACTACCCCGATGCCACCAAGCCTCAAAAGCAAATTCTACAAGCCCTCATTGACGCTTGGGCAATGACCTATTGCCCGCCAGATTTTTACACCATCGCCAACATTGACGAAATCACCCTCACCCGCGACGACATCGCCAAGGCCCGCCAGGAGAGCCAGGTATGAGCTACGAAGCATGGCGTATCAGCTACCAATCCAGCGAACAGGCCGCGCAAGCGGCCTATGCCCAGCTGCAAGCCGTTTGTGCTGCCGCCAAAGCGCTCAGTGAGGCAACTTGCGAACGCGAAGCCGACGACGCACAGGAAGCGCTTGAAGCCGCAGCCGGGGGCGATCTAAACGGCATTACGGAAAACATCATTCAGAGCTTTCTAATCAGCTACAACACCCTGCCACACGCCACGCATAACGAATTTGCCAATATCAACGCGTATTTCGACTGGTGGAAAGCAAAGCGGCGGGAAGAGAAAAAGCAGCAAGAGGCCACCCCATGCCCACCCCGCTAATGCTACTGATCGGGCTAGCAGCTGCCGCCATCGCCTACGCCGGATGGCAGTGCAAGCGCGAAATGGATCAACTCGACCACAACGGCGACCCCATCGACCAGGACGAACAGCCATGACCAAAGGCCCAACCCACGACCAACGGCAAAAAATACCCGAGCAAATAGAGGCCCGGCCCTACACCGTAAAGCACGAAACGTTGGAGCCACCTTCTTCAATCGTGCTTTGGATTGAATGCCCGTTTTGCCGGGCAGACGTGAAAGCCTATAAGTGGTCAATCAGCGGCGGCGGCAAGCGCTGCCAGTGCGGGGCTTTGTTAACGCGCCTAGGCAACGCCTATCACTGGAAAGAGGCCCATCCATGACCACCTACCACATTCACATGACCATCAGGCAGCTACTGCGCTATGGCGATAAACGGCTAGCGGAAATGGTCGAACACCCCGAAGGGGTGGAAGGTGCCCGCAAAGAGCTACGCCAAATGCTCAGCAACGGCACGGAATACCTCGTTTGCGACAGCACCTGCGACAACCGCAAGCCCGATGGCAGCTGCGCAGGCCACACCAAGCCCGGCGAAAAGGCGTTTCCATGAGGAAGGGACAAATCGTCACTACCTCACTGCCCATGCGCGGGCATGTTTGCCTGTCCGAAAATCGGACGCGCAAAAGCGACGACGAAAAACGTCGCCGCCCAAGCACCCGCATTAGCGCGTACGTTAAACGTACGCGCTACGCGACACCAACCCAATCCATTGATTTTAAAAGCTTACACGAAATTCGTGCTACCGAAAAACAGACGCATCTTATTGATATCAATAGATTGTCCGAAATTCGGACAATCAAGACACCAACGCAACCCATTGATAATAAAAGCGAGTACGAAATTCGTACTTGCTTAAACACACCCTTACGCCAACGTAATGCACCATTGACGCCTGCACACCCTAGCGCTACTCTCCCCGTGTCGCTGCAAAATCAGCGACCGGGTTTGGAAGCCCGAACTATATCCAGGCGCACAGCGCCCCGTTTCATCGTGTAGGCGTTTTTTTACGCCCGCAGGATGCACTATGGCGGGCCGTGCGTGGGGCGCTTCGGCGCGCCGGTTTCCTGGATACCGGTCTTCCAACCCGCGTACGGTTCGCCACCATCATTTGGAAGTGATGCGGCGGACTCCATATATCCAGGAGTCACTATCATGTCGATACCCACCATTTCAGTTTCAGGCGTCACACTTCCCTATATCGAGTACCAGGGCACTCCAGTTGTCACCTTTGCGATGGTGAACGAAGCCCACAAGCGCGAATCTTCAACAGCGCGGCGTAACTTCCGAAACAACCGAAAGCACTTTATAGAAGGTGAAGACTTCTATCTTATTGATTCTAATAGTTTGTGCGAAATTCGCACAAACTACCCCGGCCTGTTTCCCGATGCCATGAAGCGCGTAACGCTCTTCACCGAAACCGGCTACCTCATGTTGGTCAAATCGTTTACCGACGACCTCGCATGGCAGGTACAGCGCCAGCTCGTCAAAAGCTATTTCCGCGTCAAAGGCGCGATGCAGCCCACCGCCGCCGAGCCCATCCCCGCGCCCATCGACCACCGCCAGCGCGAACAGCTCACCAACGCCGCTAACGCCGTGTTTCGCAATTTCGGCGGCATGCGCCAAAGCGCTACGGGCTGGTTTTATAACGGCGTACGCACCGACTACTGCCTAAAGCGCATCGAAGATCTAAGCCAAGACGACTTCCCGGCAGTGATGAACCGCCTCCAAGCCCTACGCCCCAAGGTGCGCCAATACGAAGATTTTAGGTATGACTTTCAACAGTCGTTTTTAAAAGAGGTGGTAGGCGAAGGCCAGCCCTACACCGCATGGATCAGCAAGCTCGCCGGTGGCCAACACCACATCGGCCAGCGCCCCAACTGGAAAGCCATCGCCAAGCAAGTGCTAATCCATAACGGCCTACTCACCAAACAGTAAGCCCACCCGCGCCAGCACGCCCAAGCCCGCCACCGTGCGGGCTTTTTACTGCCTGAACGGTCAGCGTTAAATAACGCTAGCGTTATAGCGTTTTATCTTGCACCCCTAGCGGCGCTTTTCTATACTAGCGTTATTGCGTGCTAGCGTTATTTAACGCTTTGACGCCAGAACGCAATAACGCAACGAACATATAAGGGGAAACACCAATGGGATACAAAATTGCCTTCGTGAGCCAAAAGGGCGGCGTCAGCAAAAGCACCCTAAGCCGGGCGCTGGGCACCACCTACGCCGCCGCTGGCTGGAATGTGAAAATAGCCGACCTCGACATTAACCAGTCCACCTCGTTTACGTGGCTGCAGCGCCGCCTCAAAAGTGGCGCATCGCCGGAAGTCGCGGTGGAAACCTTCGGCACGGTGGCCAGCGCCCTGAAAGTCGCCGACACCTACGACCTGATGATTTTCGACGGCGCACCTCACGCCACCAAAGCCACCGCCGAAGTCGCCCGGCTTGCGGATCTCGTCGTTCTGCCCACCGCGCTAAGCGTTGACGACCTTGAACCCACCGTAAGGCTGGCCAACACGCTGACCAGCAAAGAGGGCGTGCCCATCGACCGTATCGCTATTGCGCTGAGCAAAGTGGGCAAGAGTAAAACGCAGCTGCAGGATGCCCGCGCCTACCTCGCCCATACGCCCTATTTTGTACTCGATGGCCAAGTACCCGAGCGCGACGCGTTTGTTTTAGCCCAAGACAAGGGGCTGTCGATTGTTGAAACACCGTTCAAAGGCCCAAAGGCCCAAGCGGACGAACTGATCCAAAACATCATCAACCGCTTTGAATCACTCGTTCAGTCAGCGTGAAATAACGCTAGAACGCTAACACGCAGGAGTAAGCCCCATGGCAAAACCCAGCATGAAACCCAGTAGCAAAGGCGCACCACCCACGGCAGCCACCCCCGGCACGGTAGTCGGCAACAACACCGCCAAGCCGGAAAGCGGCGAAAAAGTGCCGTTAAATTTCCGGGTCGACCCTGAAATGCGCCGGGAATTTAAAGCGTTCGCGGTCGAGCATGACATGCAGATGGTGGACGTACTCAAGGAAGCCTGGGCGGCGTACAAGCGGGAAAAAGGGAAGGGCTGAGCAATGGCCGACGACAACACCGACGCGCTCCACGCCGAGTGGATCGAGAACGTTCAAACGTGGTTCTACAAAGGCAACCTATGGGGCGGGGTGGTGTTCGCACGGGAAGGCGACGATGTAAAAGTGACCGTCACCAACTACATGAAGCTCACGCGCACCGTCAGCGTCACGTTTGAGAACTACGAAGACGCGCTGGGCACCATCGGCTTTTATATCGATGAATACCTAGCCGACCAGCAGGCGGCGCTGGGCTAGCAGCACCGCACACTAAAACGCCCACCCGGTGGCTAGACCGGGCGGGCGTTACGCAACGACATAATACCAATGGGGATTACTATCATGTCAGCAACAGACTATACCACGATTGCGCGCACACCGTTAAACCAGCTGCATACCCTGCCGCTGCATCTGCTGTGCGCTTACCTCTACCAATGCCCGACCACCAGCCGCCGGGCACTTGAACGGCTGGTGAAGATCGACCAGGGGGCGCTATGAAAGAGCTTTTGAAACGCTTCAACCTATGGCCACCTAAAAAGCACATCGCCACACGCAAACACTGGCAAAATAGTAGTGATGCCGAAGCGCTGGCCAGCGACTGGCAAGCCATAGGCACCGACATAAAGCGCAGCATCAAGCGCTAACCACATCGCCCGGCACCCGCCGGGCTTTTTTGTGCCTGGGGTTTCGCTTCGCATGTAATCAGGTTAATGACCTGACTAAGCAGCGGGCGCAATTGATAACGGTATATTTAAAACCTGCACGCTCGAATGTATAAAACTCAAGATAATGACAATAATCTTGAATTTTATACAATAAGCGGGAATTTATCACGCTTATTAGCCTTCGCAGCTAACCATTATTAGCCAAGCGATGACGCACGTGAACGCCGCTTTCTTACCCGGCCTTGCAGCCGTTCCCACCATTCACCGGGTAGCCAGATCGACACCCACCGCAATAGCAATTCAGCCCGGCGTGTGTCGGGGTAGTCGTCGGGGTAGTGGGTGAAGTCGCTGGCCAGCGCCAGCAGTTGGGCTTTGCCTTGCTGTTGTACGGCATCGTGGGCGGGGTCAAACGCGGCATCCAGCAGCACGGCCAACCACGTGGCCACTTCATCGGCGTTCATTTTGCGGGGGCGGGGCATGGCGGGCACCTATTAGCGTGACATATTCCCCACTATAGCAGCCGCTAATCGCCCCGAAAATTGTTTTTGAGTATCCAGTTATCCGGCGTGCCGGTGTTTTCACGCCGGGCGTGGGCCGCTGCCTGCTGTGCTCGAGCACGGGCGATCACGCGAATGGCCAAGCGATCTAACCGGCGGTTACCTGGGTGCTGCACATACCCCACCTCGCCACACGTAGCACAGGGGAAGCGGTGAAACAGGCCGTGCGTAAAGCCGTGGCCTTTGCAGTGCTTGCAAGTGGTGGCCTGCAACTGGGCAAGGGTGCGGGGAAGGGAAGGCGTTAGCGTCATGCGGTCATTTTACCGGGGGTTGGGGGTTATGTCGCGCTAGCGACATGCAAGCCGCCCACTGAACTATAAGCAGGCATTATAGGTGCGCGGCGAACGGGCGCTAGCCCGCCCAACTATGCGGCACCCCTTGCCACTGCTAAACGGGGGTTGGGGTGGTTTTTAGCGGGGTCCAGGGGTGCAACCCCTGGGACAACCAGCCCGGCAGGGCTGGGCGTCAGTGTAGAGCGTTTCCGCGCTTGCGCGGGCATTTAAAGCCCTTGACCTTGCGCCCTTAAAAGAGCTTCCGCGCTTGCGCGGTCATTGTGGATAAACCCCACGCTAGTGGGGGTTAGCTGAACCTATTTAATTACATAAGAAAAGCATATTAACGGTGTACAGCTAATTTATTGCCATATCACCTAACTTTTATTTCAAATCACTTAATTTTATATCTTCACAGGGGAATCGAACCAGCGGCGGGGATCGAGCTTTTCGGGGGCGGTTTCGGGCGTAGATCGGGGGGATTTTGCGCCAGCGCGGCGCTAAAACGGGCGAGGAAATGAGGCGGGGCTAACGATCAGCCACGGGCTAAGCGCCCGGCGTGGGGCGCTGTGTGGCGTTTTGGGGCGGGGTGGCGGCTGGCTAGTGTCGTCGCTGCCGGTCTAAATGCTCTTCCCATGGCGGGAACTTGATACGCGCTAGCTGGCGTATCTCGGCATAGCTCGCACCGGGGTTGTTGTCGGAAACCTCTTTAATGTACGCGATCATAGCAAGGTTATAACGGCGCTGAGCCTCTGCGCTCTCGTCAACGTCGGGCAGATCGGCCTTGCCACGGCGCTGCTTCTGCATCCGCTTAGGGCCGCTGCCTGCCATGGCCAAGCGGCTACGGGCCTGGGCGGCGTCGTGCGCCGTGGGGAAGCGCTCGCGGTACTTGGCGCGGTCTTTCTTGAGCTTGTTAGAACACCAGCGCTGAAACTCTTGGAACTTCTGAAAGCCCACGCGCCCCAGCGCTATCAGAAAATCCCGGTTAAGCAGCTTCACAGCAGGCCGGGCGCGCTTCGTGCCGTCGGCTTTAACTTCATGCTGCAAATGCACCGTAAACGCGCCAGCGAGCTTTAAGCGCCGGAAGGCGCGCCAAAAACGTTGGCTAGGCTCGGGGGCTTCTGGGGTGCTGCCGGGTGCCAGCAGGCCCGCCACGCGGGCAATTTCAGCGCAGCTACGGTGCTTAAAACCGCCATCCGCTAGCGGGGTGCCCACGCGCAAGCTGGCGAACTCGGTAAACTGGATAATGGCAGAGAGCACCAGCGACTCGGCGGCGCGGGCCTCGGATCGGTTACAACGGGGGTTGCCGTCCGCGTTGGACTTGCCGTTCAAGTTGGCCAGGGTAGGCAGCAAGCCGGGGCTGTTATAGTAGGCTTTGGCACCGTCGACCAGGGCTTGCAGGGTGGCGGGTAGCCGCCCCTTTTTCAGCGGTTGGCAATAGCGGTCAAACTCGCCCTTGGCAGGGTCGTGCCCGCATCGGTTGCCCGTGCCCCAGTATTTGCCGGGGTGTTCGTACGGCACGCGCCCCCACCTGCGGGGCTGCGCGTTCTCTGCTGCAGCATCCATTCGCAAAATCTCGCTTGAGACTTGCCCGCGCCTTGTGCAGCAGTTAAACTCTGGGGAGTCGGTTTTGGTTCCCAGTCGTTTGTTCTGCTGCCAAAACATCCGAGAAGCCCCAGCGCCAACTGGGGCTTTTCTTTTGGGTGTCTATCTAGTTAATTTGTAAGCGTTTTTTCTTTCCGGCTTAGCGCCGCACGGCGCCAAGCGCTGTATACCTGAGTGCTAATCCTAACACCCGCACTGCTTTTTGCCACTATTTGTGAACAAAAAAATTACCCGCTGGGTGCCCATCCAGCGGTTTAATGCGCTGAGCCCGCGCCTTCGCCCCCTTCTTTTTTCGCCGCCTCGGCCAGCTCGTGCCCCAGCGCCCCACGAATAAAGGCGATGTTGGTACTAAAACCTTGGTGCATCCCTTCGCACGTCAACGCTAAATACTCCAGATGCTCCAGGCAGTTGGTCAACGTTTCCTCTGCGCTAACACCTACTAGCGGGTTTGCCTGATAGCCCTGCGTCGTTCCCTGCTGCTCGCTCATTGTGTCGCCTCCCCGGCGCGCGTTTGCGCACACCTAAAAACTGTGTATACATACAGCATCATACTACACCGCATGACGCTAATGGAAAAATTGCGAAGCGGGTTTAAGCACCTACTCGCTATGCTCATGGGCTAGTTTACAGAGTTGCGCCATTTGCCAAAATTAAAGGCAAGAGCGCACTTTTCCTCTCTATAAAACCACGTTTTGAGCTGAGCGCAAGCACAAATAACCCATTGATATTTATGCAAAAGGGTTAAAAAGCATTGTTATTTTATGGGAAATGATTAGTACGCAAGCTAACGCCTTGTTTCAGCCCAAAAAAAAGCCCCGGCGTTGGCCGGGGCTATCTTCGGGCACAAAAAAACCGCCCTACGGCGGCGCGATGCCTTCCCAAAACTGGTCGCTTTCCCACTCCAGCTCCTGCAGTGCCCACGTGCGGGCGTCGCGCACTAGCACCCATTGGCCGCTGATCCGTTCCCAGCGGGAGGCGGCGCGCCACTGACCATCGACGCGCACGCACTCTTCGGTATAGCGCCATTCATCGTCGATGCGTACCTGCATGCTAGCTCCAGTGCTGTAGCCATATATCGCCGTCTTGGCCTATCGCGTCGTCGGGGGGCTGCGCTGAGATATAGACGTTGCGGTTGGCCATGCTGCCCACGTTGGCGAGCTTGGTTTTTTCCTGCTGGGTGTAGCTTCGCTCTGACAAGCCCATGCCTTCCACGGCATCGACCTTACCGTTTAGGGCTTGGTCGATTTCTTCCTGCGTGTAGTGGTCGGTAATGTCCTTGATGACCTCGCCAAAGCGGGCGAAGATGCGCCGGTCAGCCAGGTTAAACGCTAGCTGCCCTTCATCTATCTGGGCAGCGGTGGGCACCGCGCCGGGCTGGCGGCTTATGCGCAGCCCGACGCTTTCTTGATAGGCGCTCATAGCGTGGCCGCTTCGATAAACAGGCTATCCACGTCCGCTTTATCAAGGCCAAGCCCAGCGTATAGCGCTGTTACCCACGGCGCGCTTCGCTCAATGCGGGTCGCGTATTCCCATTCAATCTCAGCCACTTGCCGCTGCTGCTCGTCCTCAATCGCAGCAATGGCGTCACTCACGCTAGTCAGCAAACCATGCTTGGCCAGCACTAGCCGGGCTTGCCGTGGGGTAATGTCGCTCGGCACCGGCAGCGCGCTTTCTGCTAGCATGCCAAACTTAAACGGCGGCGTGACGGTCACGGTGCCGCCTTCGCCGTCGTCGATCTCGTGGGGCGTGGTGTCGTACACCGATGTATACAGGGCGAGTGCGTCGGGGTCGTCTTGTAGCTGCTGATAGACGCGCTCAGCGGTGCCAGTGCCTGTGTAGGGGGCTTCGGCCAGCACAGTGGCGTAGGGTCGCCACTCGGCTAGCTGCTCGGCAGTGAGGCGCACGTAGTGCAACCGATCACCTGCGGCGTTGCGGGCTTGGGGGTCGCTGAGGGCGGGGCTGCCGTTGTCGTCGGCTAAATGGGCGGGCAGTTCATTGCTAACGGGTAGGTGTAAAATGGCGTCCATCATAGCGTTATCTCCTTACCTTCATCTTCCCCGACAACAAAGGGCAATAGCAGCACTTGATCAATCCAGCCGTTATGGGGGCCAAACCCGTGAAAGCCTGTCGTTAAATTTCTATGACCAATTTTTAGCGACATTCCGTCGGGCAATAGCGGCAGTGTTGGCTCTCTAATCAATTCACCAGAGACATAAACTTTCATGCCGCCATCAGAAGAAGCGCAGTATTTAAAAACACCACTTTCACCATAATCCCGTCCTGCGCTATTGGTGTAATCGGCATACTCACTATCACCAAACTGATAAAAGAACTGGTTGTTGATATAACCATACACCGCGCCAAAGAAGATGATGCTCGACTGATTAGGATCAACATAACGACCAACATCGTTAATCACAATGACATCTTCCGCCCGAGTCGATGCCGTGCCATTCGTTGGGATATACGATGTGGCGAATGGGAATAACCCCGCTTCATATTGAGCGCCCCATACAGCAATGCCTTGATGACTTAGCTCTACTGCACGCGCATCTAAATTGATAGGAATGACTCGCAGCGTATTGGCAGGCACCTTGATACCCACGCGCCACCATCCATCACCAAAATAGTTAATGGATGCAGGTAAATCAGATGAAACAATTGACCCATTTTCAAGATTAAATGTAGCCTGATAAGAGCTTAGCTCGTCAACAGAACGCATGCCAAACAGATTATAGCCATCGATCAATTTAACAAATACAGACATCCATCCCGAACTAAAACCCTCTAGGCGACGAATGTTACTAAAGCCAGAGGACGACGTTGATCGCGCCACCCACACGCCTAAAGCACCGTCAGGAGCCTTGATGGACTCGTCAAAGTTAATTTGTATGTTTTGCTTATCCCAATAAACGTTATCAAACGCCGAAGAATAGAGAAAAGCATTGGTACTGGCTATTTCTCTTGAAATACCGCGACACTTACCATCCGCTCCCCACTCCCTTGCCGGTTCGTTGACCGGAACTTGTTGGAGATAGCCATTAATTCCTTTTACCCACTTCGGGCTAGCTCTCGAAAAGGACACTATATCTTTTAAGTCATTCGTTATTATCTTAGTGCCATCATCTGCACTGTAAGTACCAGCCGCAAAGTCTAAGCACACGCTAGATAGCCGTTTGTAGTAATCGAGTATGCCGTTTTTTAATGTGCCCGCCACCGCCTCAACATACCCTTTAGCATCCTCCGCTTTATCCGCATTCGCCGCCGCGCCATCAATAGCCTGGGCGTACTGACTGACATAACCAGCAGCGGCCACCGTATCCGCCAGCATGGGGAAAAAGTTGATACGGTGGCCGCCATTAAACACTCCCGTTTGTGGGTTGGCATCGCTAGTGAACGTCTTACCTGAACCACCGATTGATGGTGGAAAGCGGACTGAATCAACCATTTATAGAATCTCCCGTAGGGCGTAGGAATTGGCGTAGGTGCCAAAATAGGGGTGGCTCAGTGGGTTTACCTGCACTTGCCGCGCTAGGATCGTGGTTGCAAAGCTCTCTGCCGTGGCCTGAGTGCTTTCGGCGTAAAGAATTTCACCGTGTAGGCCAATCTTGCGTTGGGCGGCCAAGGCCCGCCGGAACCCTTCTTCTCGGTCTAAATGCTCCAGCGCAAAAGACACCGTGCGCTTGGGGGTGGCGGGGTCGGCGTACTCGGTGCGGTTGGCATCGCCTGCGGTTTCAAACTGCGTATCAATGTCGTAGCCCCACTGGCAGCCGTAGCTCATGTTGTAGGTGGGTTGCCACACATCCGAGATAAACACCCGGCCTAAGCTGATAAAGCCTGCCGGGTTGCTGCTGTCGTCAAACTCCAGGCGCACGGCACGGGCTATCTGCACTGCGGGTAAAAACAGCGTGGCCAGGGGCGTGAATGAAGCGCGGTCGTCGTCGTCAAATTCGCCGCCCCAAAAATTGTCGTATTCCCATTCCAGCTCGCTGGTGGAATACACCGGGGGCCATACCCGTAGCCAGTCGCTTTGCCACGCTACTTGCGTGGCGGCATCGTCGAAGTAGACGGTAATGCGCCACGTGGCCACGGCGCTGAGATTGTGCGCGGCCACCGCCACCACGCCCACCGGCAGGAAACGCGCCAGGGTAATCAGCACCTGGGTATTCGCGGGACTGAGCCCATTAGAACGGGCCTGCTCGGCTAGCGTGGGGTCTAACAACTTGCTAGCGGGTAGTGCCGGTTCCCAGCCGCCACCGCTCACCGCCGCGCCGTTGGCGTGGTTGGGCCAACACAGGATGATTTTTCCCTCTTCCATTGATTAACCCCATAGTGTGAGTGATACCCGGTTGCGCGACGCGTCCACTTCGCGCCCCACCACCAGCAGGTTGCGCCCGGCGGTGTACCCTAGCCGGGGTGTAACCACGCGAACCGTTTGTTGAATCTGCAAACCGCCTGCATCCACCACGCGGGCGACCACCGTTAGCCGGTCGCGCCGGGGGGATAGCAGCGCCAGCACATCGTTGGCCGTGGTTTGGGCGTGGCTGCGGCTAGCAAGGTCGCTGGCCACCGTTACGGCATCTGCCAGCGGGTGGCGTGCAAGCGTGGCGGCTGAGACGGCCACCGCATCCCGGTAGGGGTTGGCCAACCGGGCGCGGCGGGATTCCGTCACCGCCCCGGCAAGATCCGCTTGCACGGTTTCGATACGGTCGGCTTGCCATGTCACGCGACCCACCGGCAAGCCGTTACTGCCTGCCCCTACTGAGTCGCGGTCGATGGTGATTATCTGGTGGTCGTTGAGCGTGAGAACAGGCGCACCGGGCGGCGTTAATAGCCCGGCTACCAGCGCTTGACCGCCGGTAATGCGGTAGAACCCCGCACACGACGCAATCAAACGATCTAACAGCTCGGCGGTGGTGGTTTCTTCCGTCAGCCATAGCCGCACCGCGCCCCGGCTATTGAGCGCCCCGGCACTCTCCAGCGTTACCCCGGCCTCACTGGCAATGTGCGCCACCACATCACCCGCGTTTACCGCCGGGGCGTTGGCGTCACACGTGAGCTGGCCAGTGGGGGCCACCCCTACGCGGATATACCCCTGATAGCGCCGCCACTTGCCGCGTGGTGGCTCCCAATCGCTCCATTCACCCGCGTCGGGGGCCACGCTTTGCAGCTCGGCTAGCGAGGCGTAATCACCGTCAAATGTCAGCGGTATGCCGTTGTCGTATACCGCCGTAACGGTGCAGGGCTGATCGCTCGCTTGGTAAATCAGCGTTGACGTATTCACCGCCACGGGCTGGGCATTGCGCACCTGCCCGTAAACGCGGGGTTTGATGTTGCCGCCTATATCGTCGTCGGTGCCCTCTACACCGTTGGGGGCTACGTTGGTGCCCGCATAGCGGGCTTGGGGGTGGGGCTGCTGCAGGATCTCCACCGGGTCGCGCAACTTGATCGACACCAGCGCATTACTAAACGACACGCGGCCCACGGTGCCCTCCAGCACCGTGGTTATGCCGCTTTCATCGGCATATTGCAGCGTGGCTTGGCGGCCATCGGTGGCGTAGTCCACCAGCCAATCTAGCCCGCCGTCGATGTTGATAAGCGTGGTTTCGCCGTAGCCGCTGCGGTCGACGTTTATTAGCTCCCCCGCAAACAAACCAGCCCGGTATAAACCGGGCTGTTTAATGCGTGGCATCCATGCCACGGGGGCCGGGTCCATGTACCCCGGCGTGCTAAATCGCAGTGTTTTGGGGTTCCCCTCGCTATCGAGCGCTTCGACCGTTAACAACCAATAGCTCATCGTGACGCCTCCAGGCGGGCCGCTGCGCTCATATCATCGAGTGCCAAGTTGCTCTTTTTCAGCTCGCTAATTTGCTGCTTGGCCGCCTCCTGCTGAACGGCCACACCCGCCGCGCCGTGCTGCTCAATCCTCTTGAGTAGCGCGGTTAGCTCTTTACGTAGGGTTTTGTTTTCGTTCAGCAGGTCGCGCACCAGGTCTTGCTGATCGTTGCGGTTGAGGAGCGGGAAGTTGGGCAGTGCAGGCATGGGCAGCTCACGGCTCGGCAACTCGCGCAACCGGCCTGCCGTTTGCGCGGGCACGACCATTTCATCCCGGTGAAGCTCTGCGATGTAGTTATCAAACGGCACGTTCCAAAGCCCTGTCGCGTGGCTGCCGTTCACAAAAAACGAATTAGGCGAGTATTGGTGGCCAGCCACCTCTTTCTCCCAATCCCCAATTTGGGACTCTCGAAGCATCGTCGCCGCCCGGTGCAAGATGTAGTCCCGCGCATCACTCGACAGGTTTTGATTATTTAGAACGTTGTCTCTAATGCGCTGCCAGTCCTCTTGATCCATAGCCCCCGTAGAGCCCTGGGCCGCATTGTTTGTGACAAACCGGTCATACACCGCTTGCTGCTGAGCGCTGAGTTGATCACTTGCACGGGCGATAATGCCTGCGCTTTTTTCGATCTCGCTCATCAACCATTGGGCACTCGACTGCCGAGCGCTGAAGTATTGCAGCTGGGCAATTTCGTCCTGTGTTTCCTCCATCCTTCTCAGCGTGCCGTCGAGAGACACAATGCTTTGATTTAATGCCACAAACTGGCCGGTCGAACGGGTCATTTCCGAGACTAACCCGCCCAGCTCCTGCAACTGGTCGCGGGCGCGTTCTTCCAGGTTTTGCGTGTTGCCTTCGGTGCCCTCGCTGCTGCGGTTGAGCGCCTCAAGGCGGCTAATGGTGCCACTGCCGTCCTTGTCCAGCTGCCGGAAGATCCGGCGTAACTCGGCATCACTGGCCAGCCCTTGAAACGCGCCATAGAACTCGTCCCAATCAATCAGACCACTGGCGTCTAAGTCGATGCTGTCGAACATCGGTTTCAGCGTGCTGCCGATGCCGCTGGCCAGCCCCGCTAAGCGCTGGTTGGCCAGCTCTTGCTTGGTGATAATGCCGTCACCGTTTACGTCCACCTCACGAATGAGGCGGCTAATTTCGGCATCGGTGGCGATGGGGGATAACGCACCACGCACCTGAGCCACGGTCAGCTGGCGAGCATCCAACTCGCTCAGTTTGTTACGCAGAACCGTACCCAATACCGCATCGGTCGGCATGCCCGCGATGATGACGCTCTCTAAGCCGTCCATCACGCCGTCACCGTTAAGGTCTACCGCCCGCATAATCGCTTGCAGCTCGGCATCGGTGGCCTTGCCGCTCATCACGATAGCGAGCTGATCACGGGTTAGCACGCCGTCGATACCGCCCGCCAGGGTGGTGAAGAAGCCCGCCAAATTGCCCGCTATGTTGCTGGGGTTATCGCCGCGCAACACATCACTAAGTTGGCCGCTAATACCTTGGGTTTGCTCGCGTAGTGCCTGTTTCACCTCCTCAGCTATGTACTCTTCGGCGCTTATCTGATCGGGCAGATCCTTCAACGCATCCAACACATCGCCCTGAATGCGCTGGAACGCGCCACCGCTGGCGTACATCGCTTCACCCGCTGCCAAGTATTGCTCGGCGTATTGGGTAATGCTCTGTAGCGCGTTGCGGTCGCCTGATTGAGCAAGCACCAGCTGTCGGGCGAACTGGTCGCCCGCTTCGGCTAGGTTCATGCCGGGGGTGCCAGCAGTTGCGGTTTGCTGGTCTACCCACTGGCTAATGCCGTTAAACGTGCTGCTCAGCTGGTCATTTACCTGGGCGAGCGAACGGGCGTACTCCTGCCCCGCCTGCGTGGCCGCTTGCTGGGCGGCGGCTTCATCCTCCATGGCCCAAATGCGCCGCTGGGTTTCCTGTAGCAGCGGGTCGATGCCCTGCAGCTCTCGCTCACGCTGCAGCGCTAACGCGGCTTGCTCGTCGCCCAGCAGGCCCAAGAGCTGCAGCTGCTGGTCAAACGACTGCTTTTCAAACGCGGCGTAGGCGTTGCGCACCTCGTTTTCTAGCGTGCTGATCTCGCCGTTTAGCTGACTGAGGCGGTCGGCAAATACGTCTACGCCGTTGCCGGTTTGCTCTAGCAGGGTTTGCAGCTGGTCGAACGGGCCTGCCAGCTGCAGCAGCTGCACATAGTTACGCTGGCCAGATTCGGTTAAGCGGTTTTGCTGCTCGACTAGCTGCCGGAAACCCTCATGGGTAGACGGCAGCGCTAGGCCCATTTCACGCAGGCTGGCGGCAACGTCCTGCTGCAGATCGGCGGCGCGCTCGGCATCGCTGAAAAACGCCGTGTAATAGCTATCCTGCAGGCTGGCGAGCTGACCCACGCCGCCGGCCATTTGCGCGATGCTGTCAGCGGCGCGCAATGCGCCAGCGGCTGAGGCGTCAAACTGCAGGTTGAGGCGATCACTTGCCCCGCTCAGCAGATCCAACGCGGCCACCGCGCCTTGGGTGCGGGCGATAATGGTATCTACATCGGTTCCAAGGCTGGCGACGAACTCGCCAAACTCGCCATCCATGGCACTGACAGCGGCCACGGTGCGGCGGCTAAGCTGCGATACCACGCCCTCCACATTCGACGCACTCAGACGCACGCCCTGCACCGCCTCGGCCATGGCTTGCAGCTCTTGCGGGCTACGCGCCAGCGAGGCTAGCAGGTCGTCACTGGCGGCAATCGCGGCCAGGAACTCGCGCTCTTCGGGGATGCCTCCAAACAGGTCGTTACTGCGGCGGGTGCCTTGAGCAAAGCCCACCGCACCAAACGCCCCTTCTCGCACGGACCCATGCCCGTAGGAGTTATTAGCGCGGGTATCGATATTGAGATGGGGGTTAGTCTTACCGCCCCCAAACAGGCCGCTAATGGCTTTGGTAATGCCGTCGGTAATGCCCAGCCCTAGCACGTTATCGACCAACAGGCCGCCCGCCAGCCACGGCATGGCCGCGCTGGCAGCGCTCATAAAGCCACCGCCTGCTTGGGCCGCGCCTGACACCGCGCTGCCCAGCGCACCGCCGTAGCCGGTAGAGGTGGCCGCACCTAACGCACCGCTGTAGCCAACGGCAGTAGAAGAACCAAGGCCCAACGCGCTACCAACACCACTAATGGCATCGCCCACGTAGGGCAGCTTTTTAGCGCCGTTGTATAGCGAACTAATACCGTTAAGGTTGAAGCCGCCACCGCCGGGCGCTGACATGCCGGTTACCTGCTGGCCTAACAGCCCCTGCAGTTGGCCGGTAATGTATACCGTCAGCGGGCGCAAAAGCAGCGCGTTACCGATTTCGGCAATGCTGCTAATCAGCAAGTCTTCTAGCTGATCCATCGCGTTTCCCGCGCTGGTCAGCAGACCCTTGAACATTTCCACGCCCGCGTCATCTAGGCGTTGGCCGGTGTTCTCCACCATGTCGTCAAGAATTTGGGCAAGGTCGTTTGTTTCAAGCGCCAGCTCGTACTGCGCTTCACGCACGCCCTCAACCATGCGCGCATACTGAGCGCCGCCAATTTCGCCCGCTGCGTAGCGTTCGTTAATCTGCTGCAGCTCGGTGGCCAGCGCTTCGATTTTCTGCCGGTGGCTGTCGTACTTGCCCACCAGGGCGGCGGTCTGCTTTTCGTACTCTTCGGCACCCGTGGCGGCGCGCTGGTACTGCTCAGCGCTCCAACGCACCGCTTCGCCATAGGCTTCTTCGCTAATCGTGCCTTCGGCCAGGGCGCGATCCAGCACCGCTAGCCGTTCGACGTATTCCGCGTGGTCAGCCAGTAACGGGTCCATCTCCTGCTGTAAGCCTACTAAGGCTTTGGCTTGGGCTTCGGCGGCTTGCTGGGCCTTGCGGGCGGCAGCTTCGGCGGCGTCGCCCACGCTGGTGATGGTGGGAGTTACCTCTCGGTTACGCTCGCCTAGCTTGCCTAAACGAGTTTCTACCAGCGCAATAGCAGCTTCTAGGTTCGCTGCTTCCTGCTGGGTTTCATTACTGGTTGCCCCTAGCTCACGAACGGCATCGGTTTGTGCGGTAACGTCTACGCCTAAGAAACCACCGCCACCATCACCCTCTATCTGCCCTACCTTGGTGATCTCTTGGGCGGTAGCCTCTGCCTGAGCGCGCACCTCGGCTAATCGGCCCACTAGGCTTGTGAGCGTTAGCTGTGCGGCGGCCTCATTCATGTTATCTAGGCCAGCGGTCAGCTTATCCACCGCCGTGGTATTGGCATCAATTTGCGGGATGGTTAAGCCAAGCTCTTCACGGAAGGCATAAATGCCCGCGCCAGCCAGCACCGCCGCACCCAACGGCCCACCCACCAAAGCCAGCGCACCACTTAGGGCGCGACTCGCTCCTGCCATGCCTTGTGCGACCACTGAGGCTCGCCCCATAGCAGCGCTATTCGCATTCACAGCAGCAGTATGTGCAGCCTCAGCAGCGATAGCACGCTGGTTAGCTGCGGCCATTTGGGTGATGGCTTTCGTGCGTAGCGTTGTGTTGCCTGTGGCGATAGCAATAGCTCTAGCGCTTTCAAATGCTCTTTGAGCCGCTAACTGCTCTGACTGAGCAATACGCAACGTTTCAGCTGTGCGCTTGGCATTGGCCGCTGAGGCTGCAGCATCGGCCAATCTGGCACTACGGTCAGCACTCACTTTTGCCAAGGTAGCAGCGGTAGCCGTTGCCATTGAGCTAGCAAGCCGACCACCCAACAGGCCAGAAACTAACAGCGTGCCCGTAGCTACCTTATCAACCACCTCGCTCATGCCACCAAGATCAGCTACTAGCTCTTGGGTGCCTTGCGACATAGCCACAATGGATGGAGCGAAGTTAGCCGCAACAGTTGACGCAAAGCCATTGGCTAACTCATTTAGCTCATTTAGGGCTTGATTGGCGTTTTCAATACTGTCTACATCGGATTGAGGGATTGAAACGCCTATCCGATCAGCAATATCGAGCTGTTCACGCAGCAGCTCGGCATTGTTTTCTAGCAGTGGCAATAGCAGAGTGGCATCGTTGCCCAACGACTCTAAAAACGCGATTTTAGCGCCACGGTTGCCCACTTCATCAAACGCGTTCGCTACCGCTAGCAGCTGCTTGTCGGGGCTTAAATCCATCAGGTCGCGGATATTGAGGTTAAGCACCTCGAACAGATCGGCAGCCTCACCGCCCCCGGTGTTCACAAAATCACCGATTTTCTCGGCAGTGTCTTTGAAAATATCGCCAATAGCGCCCGACTGCATGCCCGCCGCTTTCGCGGCAAATTCCCATTGCTGCAGGGTTTGCACGCTTACGCCCACGGCACGGGCAAACGCGGCCTGCTCAGCAATGTTACGGGTTTGACTAACCACCATGGCACCCGTGGCAGCGGTGGCGGCAGCGGTGACCGTGGCTAAGCGCTGGGCGTGCATGCTCACGCTTTCAAAGCTAGCGGCCATCTCTTCGCTTTGGCGCTCAGTATTTTCTATCTCACGCGCTAAATCTGAGTTAGCGCGTTGCAGATCACGCGACGCCTGCACCGCGCTAGTGCTGTCGCCTTTAATAACAAACTCAGTGGTATAGCGACGTGATGACATAGCGGCTTACCTCAAATTACGGGCACAAAAAAGCCCGCACATGGCGGGCCTTTTCGATTATGGAAATTAAAAATTAATCTTTACCGATACTCTCGGTTCTGCTTACTTGCTCTTCTATACGCCTTTGTTTCTCTAACGCTTTTTCCTCTCTTCTTCTCTTTTGATCAGCATTCGCCTTTTCTATCTGGCGGTGTATATCATTGTCACTACAACTTGCACGCCTACTGTGGCTTGAATTAAAAACGGACAACCAAACACCAAATGCAGCAATGGCGATTGCTGCTGCAAATCCTCCCATGACCGTTGGCCAGCCATAGATGCCCGCCGCCACAAACAACAGAATACAGGCAAAAAAACCTGAAATGACTTTCATCACTCCAGGCAGTAGCCCGGTGGCATACAGCAGCACCACCAAGATTAGAAACAGCAGCAACACCACCATGACAGCCCCCTAGCGTTATTTATTGGCAGGTATCCAATATCAAATTAACGCAGTTAATTGGGCTTGGGTAAAGGGCACTACCGACGCATTACCTCCAAAGCCCACCTTTTAAAAACGCTCAACCACCTAGCTTGGCAAGCAAACGACTAATAAAACCGGGCTTTTTAACGGTTTCTGGCTTTGAAGGCTCTTCGGTGATTGCCTTAGCAGTGTCATGTTGAGCATGCTCAAATGGTGGCGGGCTAACGGCTTTGTTGGCTGGCTTTGCGTTCAATTGCACAAGCGCTTGCCGCAAATCATCTACCCTAGTGAACTCGCGAGGGTCTACCAGCTCGCCCGTCGCAGGGCTTACCATGCCACCCTTGATACGATCCACCATAAACATCTTCATGCCTTGGCTCTTCAAGCACATGCCTTTTAGGAATACGCGCCCGCCTTTAGTAGACACTCGCTCTATTTGCACATGCCTTTCTTTAGGGGCTGAATCCCGCTCGCCCTGGTATTTGAAAAGCACCTCTATCGGCTCGTCAAAGTCATTTGCCGCCCAAGTGCTTTCACTCTTTGAAGCTGCTGGCTTGGGTGGCTGAGGTGTAGGCGTGACGCGTGGCTGCTCGGCAGCTTGCTTTGGCACTGATATTTCTAGGCGAGCCGTAGGCACAGACGTTTCTTTCCAATCATCGGGCTCGAAAGAATCGCTAGACAAAACCTTCTTCCTAACCCCACGATCACGCACGGCAGCCGCCGCAGGCGCTCCACCATGCGAACTTATGATGTCAGGGAACCAAGTCCACTCGTAGCTAGGCCACTCCCTCATAAGCTCAGCCCAAACGTTGTATTGGTAGTAATAAGGGTGGTTTTCAATTTCGCCACTCAAAACGAACACCATGTTAGTGACCGTTTCTTTTAATGCGGCTTCAAGCCCATCGCCCGGCAAAAACTCATGAGTGGGCGGCATTTTCTCAGGATTGGCCAACGCAAAGGCGGCTAAATCACTGGCTAAATCTGCCTTCTTACCCTTTGGCTCCAGGCCGCATCCTATCATCAACGCCTTTAGCTCTGGCACCGTGTGGCCACGCATCAGCAGTGACAACCAATCCTCTTTTGCTGAGGGCGTCCATCGACGGATAAGATTTAGCTTTAGGGCTTGGTGCGTCTGCTGTTCAGAAAGGCTAAGAGGCATAGATTCGTCATCATCCCCCATTAACAACAGCTCTTCGAGATCCGAGTAATGCCCCTTGAAACAGTAGAGATCACCAAGCGTTTCTTTAGTTGCGCGGTTAAAAGCGGAATCCACCTCCTCAACTTCTAGCTCATGAGCATATTCATCGTTAAAAAACTGCTTGAATATTGGCTCAGCCTCTTCCATCAACAAGCCTTTTAAATCCTGTCGCATACTGGTGAGGTCAGTTACATCTTTAATTTTTATCGGGCTTTTCGTGATCGACAGCTTTTTAGGCTTGAAGCGGCCTGTCTGAGGATCTTCATACAGTGACAAATCCATGCTCCTTCCCTTTGTTATGGTTCCCGTGAAAACCATAAAGGAGCACTACCCGCTTTGCTAATTTTCTTTTATCACCGCCGCATCACCTCCAGCGCCCCCGCCTCGATATGCTGAATTTTGCGTAGCGTGCCCCGCATATCCTCCACACCCAGCATGCGCAGGGTGCTTTCTAGCTGGGTGCGCTCGATCCCCATGGGCACCGGCTTACCCATGGGCGGAGTCAGGTAACGCCACTGGCTGGCACACTCGCGGAACACTTCAAACGCGGTGGCGTTACCGGGCCATATCACGATGCTTTCAGGCGTTTTATAACGCTCAGGGATAGTGAGGCCCCAAGCGTCTACGTCGCTCTTTAGCTCGTTTTTCGTACCACCTTGAGCGCCCGCCCAAGCGCGCCCAAGGTCGTTTAGTTTTTTGCGGTTAACTCCGGCATGCCCTGCTGCACTTGGTTCCAGGCGCGCACGCAGCCCATCAGTACATAGGGGTCTTTCAGCAGCTTCTCTTTCAGCTCGTCGGTGACTTCCATCGGCTTGCCGTTTTTATCGGCAAAGCCGCTAAGGCTTACTACGTCCTCTTTCACGTGGTCGAAGCCTTTAGCTTCGCCGCTCTGCTGCTTTTGATGCAGGGCGTCTTGCTCGTCCAGATCCCGCACGCGAATTTCTGCGGTGAACTCTTCCTCTTCGCGGCCTGGGCGCTTAATGGCAACGGTTTTAAATACGGTGGCAAGGCCAATCACAAATGCTGCAGCCATGGGGTAACTCTCCTGGGGTTTGGTTTTCAGAACGCTAGAAACGACGACGCCCGCATTTAGCGGGCGTGGCGTCGTTATTTTTTAACGTGAACTTGTCACGGCTTAAGTATTACGCGGCGAACAATACCAGCTCGTCGTCACCTTCTACTGGCAGCCAACGCAGGTCGCTTTGTACGTGGGTGATGCCGTCGCTGTCTTGCGTGGTCATGCTGGCCATTTGCGCCTTTGGCCCACGCGCCCCGACGATATTTCCGGGCACCGTGCCATGCGTGAACGCCACCGCGCCGGTAGTAACGACTTGGTGCGATTCGACCTTTTGGAACACATCAAAGTCAGCGATTCGCGGCGCTTGAAACGCTGCTTGCCCGGTGGGCTGGCTGTCGGTGATATGCACCCCTTCGTAATTCACAAGGTTGCGATAGGTCACCGTGTTAGCCAGGTCAAAGCTAAAGCTCTGGCCAATGGCCTCATGTCCCAACAGCGTGAACTCGGTCGTATTCTGAAAGTTGACCGGAATTTCATCGGCTTGGTTTTCGACCGTCATAGAGATAGGCGTTACCGTGGTTGGCCGCTCATATAGCCCGGTCATAGTGAACGACAGCGTAGGCAATGCCCCGGTGGCGGCGGTGCCGGTTAGCGTGCCGCGTACGCCTTTTACGCACTGCTGCTGGCCGTCGTGAAGGTAATAGATCGTGACGGAATCGCCTTCCTCACTGGTGCGCGTGTACGTCACCTCACCAGCGTCAAGGTCTTCAACCTCCTGCATCTGACAGGCACGCGCCAGCAAACCCCACGCGGGGGCAGTGACAGACGTTGCGACCACAGGAGCAACACCGCTGCCACTCCAGGGTACGGTAATCTGAACCTGCGTATTGGGGCCGGTATTGATCGACGCATAGCCGCCAAATTCTGGGCGAATACGCGTTCGCTCTACCGTATTCCCTTGGTAGGGGGTAATGCTGAGCTCAGTGGCTAGCATTAGCTTCCCGGTTTCAATCGCAGGCGCTACGCCGTACTCAGTTTCAAGGCAGACCACAACGGCTTTTTTTCGCTCAAGTAGTGGCGTTGGCATCGCTATCACCTTTCACGGGGGCTTTGGTTTTCGCGCTGCTGGGTGCTACGGCAGGCGCGGCGGTGGGGGCTACGGCGGCGCTTCGGGTGTCCACCGTACTGGGGTGTACATCGTGCGCGCCGTAGCGCTGCGGCTTGGCTGGCTCGCTCACGCGCTCCAGCTTGCCGTTTTGGCGGCGAAACTTGCCGCCTTGCTTTGTGGCCATATTTCCTCCGGGCATAAAAAAACCCGCACGGTGGCGGGGGCTGGGTGGGGTTAGATGGTGATGGTGCGGGATGCGGTCAGGGCGTTAGGGGTGGTGATTTTCCAGTAGTCGCGCCACCACATATAACGCCCGCGTATCTCCACCGTTTGCCCCGTGTGAAACGACATCACCCCGCTACTGCCGGGGGGCTGCCAGCCAAACAGCGCGTTACGCACCTCTTGGCGCTGGGCGCGGAATACGTCGCCCGCTTCGCAAATGATGAACACGCCGTACACCTGGGTAACGGCTTGCCGCTGGCTTAGCTCGTTAACGGCCTCGCCCGCATCCTCCGCTAGATAGGGGTAGGCGGCGGGGGTTTCGGCGCTGTAGTCGTCGATGGGCTCGCTAAACCACGCTTCCTCTACCGTGGCAAAACCGGGGCACTGTTCGCTAATGCGCGCTATCAGCGCGTTGGTAATGTCGTAGTCCTGCATGGGTGCCTCACTTTTTCTGGCCTAGCAGGTAGTCCATGCGCCCGCTGAACTGCCGGGGCAGATCCTCGCGCACCATGTCTTGCGCGCTGTTGATCACGCTTTCATGGGCCACCATGCCGGGGATTGAGGGGCCGAACTGAATGCGCGGGTCGCTGGCGTTATCCGCTTTATCGGCCCGGCGCAAAATGCGCCCCTTGGCGAACCAACCGCCCTTCACCAGCTGCCGCCCGGTATCTTTACGCACCATGACGCTGGCACCACGTCGCCGGGTTTTGTACTGGTTACCCCGGCGGCTGGTGGCCACCACCACGCGGGCGCGGGTGGTTTTGGGCTTGAACTGATCCAACGGCAAGCGCCGCCCCACGTATAACAGCGAGCGCGACGCATCCCGCCGCGCTCGGTCGATCTTGAGGCGCTTTTTAATCTCCCCCGCTGTAATGTGGTAGTCGTCGCGCACTTCGCGTGAAATGAACGTCGCGGCTTTAGCCTGGGTGCGGTCTAACGCTTGGCTAAACGCTTTTTCCACTAACTTGGGGTCATGGCGATTCTTGAGCGCCTGCAGCCGGTTAATGTCGTACTCATACCGCATCACACCACCTCGATACGCACAAACGCGCCGTCGTCCTCCACCGGCCCGTTATAGCGCCAGCGTTTGCCCGCCACGGTGAACTCAGCGCGCCGGTCTACATCGCCCACCATGGCCACCGGCAGCAGCAGGGTTTTCACCCCGCGGCCTATGCCGTTCTCGTCGATCACTTCAAACTCGTTATCGAACTGATAGGGAACGTCGAGCACGTCCGGCCCAGTGCCGGGGTGGTAGGTGCAAAGGCCGTCGCTGAGGTGCTTCACAACCGCCTCATTGAGACGGTTGGCGTACTGGTCAAAGAAGGCCATGGGGCACCTGTTAGACGGACGCGCCAGACACTAGCTTGATGCTGGCTTTCGGGCGGGTGTTGAGGTGCGCCGGGTTGGACTGCGCTTCCAGCTCTACGCCTTTGCCGTGCGGCAAGCGCTCGGATGAACTGTAAAACGGAAGACCCAGCGTGTTGACCGTATCGCCATAGTCACCCGGCGCGAAGCGGCTCAAGAACAGCTCTTCGCTACCCATGGGGAACGCGTAGGCTTCTTCATCAGCGATAAACTTTGTCGTCCCTACGGTGCCCCGGTATCGCTCCCACATCAGACCGCCAAACGGGAACGCTTCGCGACCATCGGCGCGCAAACGAGAGCCGTTTTCCCAGCGTTCATAAGCCGTTTTGACCGCTTTGTGAGTGATGAACTTACGCCAGAAATTCTTGCCACACAGCACCGTCGCACCGTCAAAGAACAAGTCGCCCAGCCCCAGCTCCATGGCTTCGAGAATATCCAGGCACTTGCCTTGCAGCTCAGTGGTGGCGGTGCCTAAATCCATGGGTACCACGGTTTGAGTCATTCCAAAGGCTTGGAACAGGTCATACAGCACCGCGCCGTTGGCATCGATCACTTGCCCTTTCACAGCACCCACCCGATGGAACTCATGGGTCACGTCAATGCGGCGGGCCATCTTGGTCAAGCGGTTATTGATCACTACCTGCAGCTGTTCGGCGCTGTCTTGTGAGCCAAAGGCACGCACGCCCTGCACTTCATCGGCCAGGATGGTAGCTCGCGTTGGCAGGTGCGCCGTCATAAAGGGCACGCCGGTACGCTTGGAGCCTGCCACGACTTGGCCAACGCCGCCGCGTGGCTTGTTTTCCACCAGCGCCAGCTTATCGCCATCTTTCTCGATGACGACTTGTGTGGTGGTAATGCCTTGGGCATCAAATACGCCCATTTCGCCAAGGCGACGGGGGGCGTATTCCACTTCGTTAATGGATGCGGTTAGGGATTTAAGGCTAAACGCATCGCTTTCAAAAATGCTATCTCCAGGCATGGGGTGCCTCTCTCTCAATAAGGGGTATACGGGTGGTTCAGCAGTGCGTGGCGTTAATCGCGGACGATCACGCCACGGCTTACCAGATCGTTAGTGCCAGCGGTAATGGCGGCCTCGTCGGCACCCTCCGGCCAGCCCAGCAGCGCGCCATGAACCTCGCAGGCGCGGACATGCACGGTAATCGGCTGCGGGGCTTCGGTGGCATCGGCTGCACCGTAAAGCACGGCTTTGGCTACCTCTGTGCCATCGGTGGCGGTAGGCGCTAGCGGGACGTAGTCACCCGCGCCGTTAAGCGCCAGTACGGCACCCGCTGGCAGGTTGCCACTGGCCAGGGTGCCCACTTCACGGGAACGGGCTCCGCTGGCTTCTGATAAAACGTGTTCACCCGTGCGGGTGCCTTCGGTGTAGGTCGTTGGCATGGGAATGCTCCAAGGTTGGGGTTACACCATCACAGGCTTACGCCTTGGCTGGCTTGCGGTTAAAACGGGCGTAGGCGTTGGCATAGTTAACGTTCGCCTGTTTCGCTTGCCCGCCTTCGGGGGAGTGGCTGTTATGAATGTGCTGGCCTTCGCCGTGGGCGGCGGCAACGTCGAACACGTAGCCGGTGGCCTGCTCGGTATCCATGCCGTTACCAATCAGCTTTTCCATTAGCTGGGGTTGGCCGGTGGTCTGGCAGGCCTTGATGATGCTGGTCACGCGGGTACGCTCGGTGGCCAGCACCTGCTCCGGCTGTGCCGCCTGCAGCCGCTGGATAGCCTGAACGGCACGTTCTGGCGTTTGCTGAATATCAGCGGGGTCTAAGCTGAGCGCCTTAGCAATCACTGCCAGCGGCCTCCCTTCGGCGTTAGCCGTGGGGGCTTGCTGCCGTAGGGCAATAATCTGATCTCCCAAATCAGCGGCTTGGGCTTCGGCCTCTTCGGGGGTTAAATCAAACGCCAGGGCGAGGGCATCGGCGGCGCTCATGGTGGTTTGCTGTCCGGCTAGCTGGGCACGCAGGTTCACCAGCTCGCCGTAATCCTTGAGCTGCCGCATAAACATGGTCGGGTCGGAACAGGCCACCGCTTGCAGCTTGGCGTCCTTGTCGGTGATAAAACCCCATTCAAGGGCTTCATCGGCGCTCATCACGGTGTCGCCCTGATCCAACAGGCCGTTGACCTCTTCGGCGCTCTTGCCCGTCACCATCACGAACAGATCGACAATGGCGTCATCGAACTTGCTGAGGTTGTCGGCGGTGTCGCGCATCTCCTTAGCGTTGTAGAAGCCCATCATTAGCGAGCTGGCCCGGTGGGTCATCATGGTGGTGCCTATCCCCATCACACGGGTATCACCTGCCATTACGATCACCACCGCGATACTGGCGGCTTGACCGGTGACCTTCACATGCACTTGGGCGGGATGGTCTTTCAGGTAGTGGAAGATCCGCACACCACTAGCCACATCGCCGCCGGGGCAATTCATTTCGAGGTGGATCTCGTCTAGCTCGCCAAGCGCATCAACGGCGGCGATAAACTCACGGGCGGGCTTTTCGCCGGTAAAATCTTTGATCCAATCCGGTGCGTAATCTGAACCAATCGGGCGGTCGATTACTACATGGGCGCGGCGCGGGTTATCCGCAAGCGCACGGGCTTTAAACCAAGGCTTCATGGTTAGTCGTCCTCGTTGTCTTCGTCGGTGGTGGCCAGGGCTTCAAGGGCTTTTTGCAGCGCCCCGTTTTTGGCGGTGATGCGCGGGTCTGAATCCAGCGCCAGCCCGTGTTGGTCGGCGCTTTTGTTGCCATGGGCAATCTCGGCATCCAGCAGGTCAAGCGACCAGCCGCGCTCTCCTGCTTTCTCGCTGCGCGGGGCAAACCCGGCGCGCACTTCCAGTAGGTCGGCGGTGACTTCTTTCAGCGGGTCCACCCAGCTCCACTTCGGCGCAATCCAGTCGATGGCCAGCAGCTCTTTACGCCGTTGCCAGTAGCCGGGGATAAGCAGCGCCCCGCTGGTCACGGCCACATCGAGCCACTTGGCCGCCACCCGTCGGCACCACTGGTGAACCATCAGCGAGGCTTGCAGCATTTCAGCACGACGGCGGAACTCTAAGAGCCCGGCGCGTATCGAGCTGTAATTGACGCCCTTTAGGTCGCCGGTCATCTGTTCGTAGGTCAGCCCCGCGCCAGCGCCCACCGCCAGAAGCTCGGTACGTAGCCACTCGGTGTACTGGCCCTGAATATCCGGCGGCGTTGAGAACGTGACCTCTTCGTCATCCTCCATGTAGTGGATGCCGCCGGGGGTGAACTCTTCTAACGGCTCTACTTCGCCGGGCGTTTTTACCAGCGCGCCAAACGATGGGCCTTCCTCTTCGGGGTCTTGGTTCGTCTTGCGTTTGACGAATGCGCCGAACAGTTGCGCCAGCTTTTGCCGGGCTAGCGTGGCGTCCTGCATTTCGTCAATTTCGTACAGTCGCACGATAACGCTGGTTAGCTCGGGCACCCCGCGTAGCTGACCGGGCCGGGTGCGCCGGTACATATGAATAACGTTATCCGCTGGCACCGGCACCCGTTCGTTGTAGGCGGCGGTGAGCTGCTCGTTGGGGTGATAGCGCCATAGGTGGAAGGCGGTTCGCTGGCCGATGCCATTAAACTCGATTCCCATTTTGATCGTTCGACCGCCAAAGGCTTGCGAGTAGGCGGGGTCGAGGTGTTCGGACTCCACCACCTGCAGCTGCAGGGGCACGCTTAGGCCGTCGCTTGTGCGCCGGTAGCGAAAGCGCCCTAGCACCTCCCCGGCTTCAAACTGGGCGCCAGCGGCCAACGCCTGTTGGCCATAGAAATTGTCTACGCCGTCCGCGTCGCTTTCCTCTACCCACTGATCCCAAAGCGCTTGGATGACCGGGTTGCCCCATTGGGGCTTAATGCCGGTGCCCACTAGGTTGGAAACGTATTTCTCTTTCGCACTGGCGGCGTAGGCGTTGTTTCTAATGGCGTAGTGGCTGCGGGCCTGCAGGATGGGCAGCGAGTTTTCAATAGGCCCGTTGGGGCCGGTAACCATCGTTCCCTTACCGGCCATACGGCGGCGTGTGCTGCCGCCCTCGTAGTAGGCGCGCACCGGAACTTGCTGCCCATCCCGCACGGTCATGCGGATTCGAGGCTTATTGGCGATCATGTCAAAGCCCCTTATTGGTCATCACTAGGCGGGTACGGCTACGGCGCTTGCCCGTTTGCGCTCTCAATTCCGACTTAAGCCGGTATTCGAGCGCTTCCAGCTCGGGAAGCCCGGCGCGGTCAAACTGCACTGTTCGCCCGTTTTGGGTAATGGATACGACGCGTTTACCCGTTGCCAGGTCTACGAGGGCTTGGCGAACCTCGGCCAGCTGTTCGGAAGTGTTGGCCATGGGTGGGCCTCCTAAATTCGGGGCTTAACAACGCGACGGCGGCGGCGCGCTTGGGGCGCGGGTTGTGCCTGGGGTGTTGGTTGGCTTGCTTCGGTGCCCGTAGTGGGCGCGCTTAGCAGCAAATTGGCGTCCCAGTGGTCGGCCCACGTGGGCGGGGCTTGCCAGTTGATCTTCTCGCCCCCCAGCAGAATGAAAATGGCGAGGTTGTAAACGAACAGGTCGAAGGCTTCGTTTGGCTTGCTGCCAGGGCGCGCCCATTTGCCGGTGGCGGGGTCGCGCACTTCGTAGGTCAGCTCGTCAAACCACCACATGCCCAACCAATCAGGGGTGTGCATGTAGCCCGCGCCGGGCTGTTCGCGGTCGATCATCGCCGCTACGGTGTCTTTCAACAGATCGGTGCCCAACAGGTACAACGGCACATCGCCCCGCGCCCCACTGCTGCGGCTTTTGCGCTTGGTGTTGTCGGGCTCGGTTTTACGGATGCGGCTATTGGTTTTGCTGCTACCGCCTTTCAGCAGGTAGACGCGGCCTTGCAGACCATCGCCCCCGGCTCTTAACCGGCGGTGGTATTCGTACGCCTGCGAGGTGACGCTTTCGGTGCCTTTGCCCTCCCCGCCGGTATCCACACCCATGGCGAGAATCGGCATACGCCGCCCGCTGCCGTCGCCTAGCTTGTAGGTGCGCTTTAGCACGTCGCGGG